CGACTGAGTAGCCGACTCCGGCCGTGCTCCACTACACTGTGACGCTGCGCAGGGCCTATAGCTCAACGGTTAGAGCAGGGGACTCATAATCCCTTGGTTCCAGGTTCGAATCCTGGTGGGCCCACCACATTGACGTCCAGCGAAGTCCGGGGATGTCCAAGAGTGCAGTCGGTATAGGGTTTTTACGGCGATTTACCGTCCATCGGCATCCGTTGGCATCCACTTGCATCCACAGAAAAAGTGAGTCAGGCTGTGTGTCAGCGGGCTAGACGCCCCCTGGACGACTCACAGGCGCTCGACTCACATGCTGACCGACACCAAGTTGCGCTCGCTCAAGCCGAAGGCCAGTCCCTTCCGTGTGGCTGATGCCAACGGCTTGTGCATCGAAGTGCGCCCATCGGGAGCCAAGGTCTGGCGTTACCGCTATCGCTACTTGGGCAAGGCCAGCATCGTCACGCTTGATGAGTACCCCTCAATGTCGCTGCAGGCTGCTCGCGTCGAGCGCGACCGTCTTCGCTCATTGCTGCGCGGTGGGGCCAATCCTGCCCAAGTGGCTCGGGTGGAGAAGGCCGCACATGGCGAGCGGTCCGCCAACACCTTCAGTGCCATCGGCCTTGAGCTGCTGGCAAAGCGCACCAAGGAGGGGCTGTCTCCCGGGTCGGTAGCGCGGGAGCGCCGACTGATCGAGAAGGATCTGGCTGGGCTGGCGGATCTGCCTATCGGAGATATCACTGCTCCGGTGCTGCTGGCTGCCCTCAGGAAGCTGGAGCAGCGAGGCGTAGTCGAGACCGCCCATCGGGCCAGGGCCCATGCCGGTCGAATCTTCCGCTATGCCATCGCCACCGGTCGTGCTGATAGGAATCCGGCCCAGGATCTGACCGGGGCGCTCGAGCAGCCGCAGAAGAAGCACTTTGCGAGCGTGACCGACCCCGCTGTCATCGGCGATCTCTTGCGCGCGCTGTGGGGCTATCAGGGAGCCTTGGTCACCCAGGCGGCGTTGAAGCTGGCCCCCATGCTGTTCGTGCGTCCGGGCGAGCTGCGGCAGGCGAAGTGGGCCGATATCAATCTGGATGCTGCCGAGTGGCGTTACGTCACCAGCAAGACTAAAACCCCGCACATCGTCCCTTTGTCCGACCAGGCCGTTGAAGTCCTGCGGGAGCTTTACCCGTATACAAAGCGGAGCGAATTCGTCTTCCCTGGCGTCCGCAGTGCGCTCAAGCCGATGAGCGAGAACACGATGAACGCGGCGCTCCGAAATCTTGGCTTCGACTCAGACACGATGGTTGGCCACGGCTTCCGAGCAATGGCGAGAACGGTCCTGGATGAAGTGCTTGGCTATCGCCCGGACTACATCGAGCATCAGTTGGCGCATGCCGTGAAGGATCCGCTTGGGCGGGCCTACAACCGGGCAACTCACCTGCCGGAACGCCGGAAGATGATGCAGGCCTGGTCTGACTATCTCGACCAGCTGCGCGTTGCAGAACCGAACGTGCTGGCCTTCAAAGCCAAGCGCGCCTAACCACTAGGAAACAGGCCTTTAAGGAGGGCCGGAAAAAGAATCACAGCCGCATAAACAAAGCGGCCGAGGAAGGGGCGGCAACCCCTAGCTCGGCCTACCACAACCGACTATTGGAGAGTCGATCATGGATTGCAACATTGTACCTGTTGCGCCTGAACGGGCGCGTTCGGCCGAAAAACGGCCGTCGTTCACCACCGGGGTTACTCGCCCCAACACGTACGTCCGAGCCCACCGCTGGCTCGCCCTCAACGACGACGCAAATACCTACAAGCTCTGCATGGCGCTGTTTGTCACCGCTCTGGCGTTGGCCGCTCCTTCTCATACGTCAGTCACTGCGTGCCTGGGGGTGATCCATGTCTGCTTCTGAACTCACCATTGAAGCTACGTATGGCGCGATTCCGGTGCAGGACAACGCGCCCACCTACAAGATCTGCGCCGGCATCGACACTCTGCACGCACTTGGCGACGCCAGCCTGTTCGTCAGTTTTGTTCGTTCCTTCTTCAAGACTTGCATGGAGAACGACTCGGTTCCCTCGTTCGATGATCTTGCCGTTCTAGATCATCTCTTGGAGCAATCCCAAGCACTCCGCCGTGCATCGAGGGTCGACTAATGGAAGCGACAGCGATGAAAGAGCGTCTCACTGAGCTGCGCCATGCGCTCAACGATGCAGCGCAGGCTGTATGGGATATCCAAGGCGTAACCGACCTGCTCCTCAACTCCGGCGAGATGGGAGAGTCGGCGATCCCTCCTGCGGTTCGGGCTGTGGTCAATTTGGTCAACGAAAGGGCCACCGCTGTTGCCAAGAAGATCGAGGAGGTCCTGTGAGCCGGGCAATCAGCCAAGCTATAACAAGCTCTAACGGAGGAGGGCTCGTCAGTCAGTCGACGGCCATGGAGGCGGTCTCTGTGGGTGACTGCTCGGCCGGCGAGCGCACTGGGGCAAGTGTCGCCTACGTGTCCGTCAAGGATGATCTGAACGCACCAGCCTTGGAGGCTGGCGACGTACTGTTGGTCGATCTCGGTGTTACCCGATGGGGATATGACGGCGTCTACGTCGTAGATGTCAACGGAGAGCCTGTTGTTCGCTTCGTACAGGACCGAGGCGGTGGAGGACTTTACGTGTACTGCCTGTCGCTCATCGACCAGGGACAATCGGTGCCGCGCGAGTCGGTGCCCATTCTGGCTGCGGTAATTGCCGTTACGAAGACCAGGAGGATCGCGTGAATCGATCAATCACACCCCGGCATAGACGACCAGTCCGATTCAATCGGACCCGTGCAAACCCCATCCAGCGCTTGCCGTTCTACCGCCAGAGCCACGCCAAGCTCGGGGACTACTGGCGCATGCCGGAGGTCCATGGCCACCTGATGGGCCGTGAGGTGGGAAGGGTGTGTTCCCTTGCATTTGTGCAGGCCTTCTGTGCAGCTCTGACTAGCCACGAATTCTTGCGGGAAGCTCACCTGGCGAACTTGGTTCTTTCAGCCATTGAGGCCCACGGCGCCGCTGTCACCGAGGAACAGAGGGGAATTCTCAACGGATTCTTTGGAGCTGGTTCACCTTTGGTGGAATTGCTGAGGCTCGGAGCCGGCGCCAGAGGTAATGGGAAGGACTATGAGGAATCTCAACTGGAAGAGGCACTTAGCCAGCTATCAACCCTGACAGCGGACAGCTACGGCCTGCTTCGAGATTCCACTGTGGCCAGTCTTATTCCAGAATCGAGAAGCAAGCCCCGATTGGTGCTGGAGAGTCCTCACGCATCTCCGCCAGTGAGTAAGGCCCGCAAGCCAGACTAGTCCCGTGGAGGATAGTAGTAGTGAATCGTGAGCCTTTTGACTTCTTTAAAGACAACCCAGTTGCGTTTTTCGATGAAGGATCTTGGGAACCAGGCGACCTCCTCACTCGTGAGTACGATGATGGGTTGGCGTTCGGGGTGCTTAAAGAGATGGTGGAAGATGCGAGGTCGGCGCTAGAAGGCGTCCGCGCCGATGGCGTTCGAGCGATTCTTCAACTTGCTGATGCAATGCTGCACGCCGGTGCTTTTGCGGGTTTGCTCAGGGATGAGCATGGCGAACCCGTGGCATGGACGTCGGAGACAGCGTTGAGGGTGAGCCATCTAGCATTGCTGCCGTTTGTTCTGGAGTCTCTTAGCAGGGATTCGTTCCTACTCGGAGACGCAGAGCTTGGCATCGAGGCCTTTGAGGTGACGCCAGCTAGGTTCTGTGCGGCATATCTGCTGAGAGCGACCTTCTCAGCTCTCGATTTTGGCTATGACCGCGGTATCGATGATCTCCCGATCTGCTATCTGATGCAGGCCTCGGCGGTCTATGGATACCTATCTGTCCTGAGAAATGGGGAGGCAGACTCCGTACGCCAGATCGTGATTCAAGGAGCGAAGAGCGAAAGCGCCAGAACATCGGCGTCTCTTCGGTGGTCCAAGGATCCGGGCCGCGACATGTGGTCTGCGGTGTTTACCGAATGGTCAAAGTGGCGAGATGATCGTAGCTCTATGCCCAAGCCGGCAGACTTCCGGAGGGCAATGCAGCTTCGTTTCCCCGATCTCGTCGACGGCACTCTCAAGAATAAGATGTCTCTGTGGGAGCGCCAGTTCCGTAACGATGCAGGCAGAGTGTCACGCTAGTAGCAGCGTGACCAACGCCAGACGGAACTGCTCATTAATAGCTGCACCCGCCGCACAGCGGCCACACGGTGCAGTCAGTGGATACATATGGACAACGGGACTTCCGGCCCTTCATTCCGGAATGCGCAAAGGTCGGCATTGGTCGCTCCAAGGCCTACGAACTGGCGAATGCAGGTCTTCTTGAGACGGTCAGCATTGGCCGTCGCCGTTTCGTATATCTGGATAGCCTGTACACGCTTCCCGCACGCCTGGCGCGGGAAGTCCGGGAGGCCGTTCAATGAGCGGATTCGACTTCTCCGACCTGAGCGTCGACCAGCGGCGTCTGCTGGACTTCGGTGGCTGGACCGCCGATCACCCTCACGCCGAGACCAAGCCAGCCCGCAAGGAGGCTGTGGGTCTGATTGAGCGCGGGCTCCTGCTCGCCGTCAACGTCCGCAGGCGTGACACGTACGGTTCCTACACCCTGACCGAGTACCGGGTGCCTGATACCGCTCGCCGGGCATGGGCACTGCACAAGGAGGTCACCCCATGACTTCCGATGCTATCCGAGCCGGCCGAGTGGCAGCCAGGGGGCGGACCTTGATGCGCCTACCCGAGGTAGTCGCGGCCTGCGGTATTTCGCGCTCCCTCATCTACAAGATGGCGAAGGAAGGCCAGTTCCCCGCGCCCATCCGCGTAGCTGCCCGTCTGTCCGCCTGGGACTCGGAAGCTGTGCAGAGCTGGATCGACTCCCGCTGCGAAGAAGGGAGGGCGACCTAATGGCTACTGGAATCGTCCACGTAGAGTTCCACGGGGCCGAACTGATCGGCCGACTCCATCAGGGACAGCCCTTTGTGGCGATGCGACCCATAGTGGAGGCCATGGGCTTGGACTGGTCCAAGCAGCTGGACAAGCTGAAGTCCCACCCGGTGCTGGCCCGCCAACTGTCTACCTTAAGGGGGATGGTTGCTGGCGATGGCAAGGGCCGCCAGATGCAGGCGCTGCCCTTGTCCAGGCTTCCGTTTTGGCTGGCCACGGTCAATCCCAACAAGGTGAAGGCCGCGATCAGGGAGCGAGTGATCCTGTTCCAGGAGCAGGCGGCGGATGCCCTTGCAGCTGCATTCCTCTCGAATGGAGCGAGGCAGGATGCGGCAATGGCCAAGCGCGTCGCAGGGACCGTCATGTGCCGGATCTTGCACGACACGCTTGTGGGCCTTGGCAAGGACCCCAAGGGCTATGACTACGCGACGGAGCATCGCCTGGTGAACCACTGCATCACTGGTGTGTTCCAAGGCGTGTCCGAGGACTCCCTCTCCACTGACCAACTGAAGCTCCAGCAGGAGCTACGGATGCAGAACGCCGTCTGGATCGGGCAGGGCATGGCCTACCGGGATCGCAAGCCTCTCCTCGAACAGCACGCGGCAACCTGGTGCCGCACTCAGCACATTGGCTTGGAGGCTTCCAATGGCCACTAGCGCGACTCAAAGGTTGCTGCACGGGCCGAGCGGCCTCTTGGTTTCACCCGCGACAGGAGAGCTCTGGAGCGCCTGCGGTCGTGTGATGGGCCGCAAGAGCCGAGATGGATACATCCGGGTCATTGTCCGCCTGGCGGGTGGTTCCTGCGCGACTTGGTACGCCCACAGGCTCGTCTGGGAGGTCGTGCACGGCTCTGTCCCAAAGTCTATGCAGGTCGATCACCTCGATGGCAATCCGTCGAACAATCGGCTGGGAAACCTTCAGCTAGTGACTGGTTCGGAGAATCGGCGCCTGCAGCGTGCGCGAAGCATGGCTAAGTACGGCAGCCCTTCTTCCACCTGCAAGCTGAGCATTGCAGAGGTACGAGCAGTGCTACGTACCGTTGGGACGGTCCCCACCAGGGTTTGGTCACGTCGATACGGTGTCGATGCTACAACCATCAGGCGCATCCGCCAACGCAAGACCTGGCAGCACGTCGAGGCAGGGAAGAGCCGTAGGGCTAAACGTTCCAAGCGTGGCTGAGGCTGCGTCTACCGCCCTTGGGGGGCACATGCACAGTACAGGCCAAGACCGCGTCCAGCGGTCTGCAGAGGGCGCTGCCGGCTACACGCCGGCACAGCCCAAGAAGAACATCGACAGGCGGCGACAGAAGCTCCAAGGGCGCTCTAAGGGGCCGCCCTTCCTCATGATCGAGCACAGAATCTCCGACTCGCCCGAGTTCGGCAGGCTGTCCGGAAATGCGGTGAAGCTGCTGCTAGAGCTGGCTCGGCAATACCGCCCGGGCAAAAACGGCGATCTGAGCATCCCTTGGTCGATGCTGTCCTCGCGTGGATGGAAGAGCAAGGCGACGGTCCACAGCTCCAAGCTGGAGCTCCTGGCCGCAGGTTGGATCATCGAGACGCGAAAGGGCGGCAAGAACATGTGCAGCCTGTACGCGCTGACGTACTACGCGATTGATGAATCAGCGAAGCACCTAGAACCGTCGACTGTCACTCCGCCGAACCTGTGGAGGGGACGCCATGGCTAGTCGCTATGTGGGCCAATGTGGTCGCTATGCAGGCCAATCCCCTAATCAGTTGGCCCGCATACAGACCTACGAGGTCGCAATGCAGGCCAGTCACAGGCTTATCCACAGTGGCTCGAGGTCGCTATGTGTACACCCTTCTAGATATATACCAAGCGGAGCGCGCTTCTACTGCTTCAAGACACTGCCTTTAGGGCTTAGAGCATGGGCGGTCGTTTCGCTCGGAATACGGTGCATCGCAGTGACCGGTTCGCGTGGCGGACTGGTTCGCCAGACGGACGGCCAGCTCAACGGGGAGGGCGTCTATGGCAGCCCGAGACCATGAGCGCTACGTTGAGATGGTGCTGCTGGCGGACGAGGCAGTCGACTTGGTTGTGAGGGGCATCGCTGGTGCCTTCGGGCTCGGGTCGACTGCCCGGCTCGCCATCCGGCAGGAGCCAAGGCGTCGCCCCGGCGAGGAAGTCAATTCAGACGACGGGGCGGGCCTTCCGGTCTACCGAGTGCATTCGATTGAGCAGGCCGCGTCCGCGTACCTGCCGACGCGCCCTGGGCCCCGGCAGCAAGCTCTGGAGTGGTTCAACCCGAAGGACCGTCAGGACGTGATGGAATTCGACCAGAGTGCGCCGATGCGCTCGCGGGCTGCGGCTGATCGTACTCGCCAGTTGCGGAGTTGGAAGATGCAAGGCTCGCTAACGGTTGTCCCTTCCAGGGGGCCGAGCAGGCTGGTGCTGCATGCAATGGCAGATGCGCAATTGGATGGTCCGCTTGGCGCCTGGCTGATGCTGTACGCCATCGGTGACGAGAGAGGCTGGCCGTCGGTCTGTCGGCACATGACCGCATGCGGCCATCCGGAGTGGGCCTCTCTGGAAGCGGTGCGGAGATTGTTGGTTGGCCGTCCCCAGCTGTCCTATCGAGAATCGGCCAAGAACCACGCCCGCCAGGAGCAACGGTTTCGCGCCGAGGTGCAGTCGGCTGAGAGGCGTTTGCTTGAATGGCTGAGTCGTGCCAGCCGGAGAGTCGCCGCTGCAATGGGCTCTGCCTGCGACTAGTAGATCCACATGGACGCCAGTGGACGCGGGAGTCAGAAACACCCAAATCCCGACCTATCTAGTAGGGCCCCACATCCCCCAAGGGCGGGCCCGGGCGGCAGCCCCCGAAGAGCTGCCGCCCTCTTTTTTTGTCCTGAGAGGTGCGCGAGACATGCCCTCTTGGTGCAGCCGATCGGGCAACTACCAACGGAGCAACTGAATCCAATGGCCACCTTCTACGAATCCTTCGAGCAGGGCATGCGGAACGGCATGGCGAGGCGGGAAGCGACAGAAAACCGCAACCGACTGGCGGAGCTTCAGTCTTTGGCGCCGCAGGTCATTGCAGGTGATCTGACCGCGACAGATCGCGCGTATGCGTTGGACCCTCGCAGCGCCCAAGCCTACCAGGCTGAGGGAAGTCGACAGCAAGAAAAGCTGGTCGGTTTGGCAAAGAGCTTGAAGAAGTACGACGGCAATCCGCAGCTCCAGGCGGCCGTTTACAACTCAGCTATCCCATACCTGTCCCGTAGCTTTGGAGAGGGAAATATCCCAAAGGTCTGGGACTCTACGGTAGTGATGCCGATTGTCGATCAAGTGCTGGCGGCCGCCGCAGGCCAGCCTACTGCTCAGGGTGATCAGTTCACGCTGTCCCCAGGTTCGAAGCGCTTTGACGCTACTGGCAACGTCGTTGCTGAAGTGCCGTTCGCACCGGCCAGCGCCAACGTGATCGATGTCCCTGATGGGCGCAATGGGTCTATGAAGATGGTGTGGGATCCGGTAATGCGCCAGCTTGCGCCGTTGCCTGGAGCGATGGCAGGTACGGCAGGGACACCCACATCGATGGCAACTTCCGGGGCGGCCGCAGCGACAACAGTATTCCGGGCTCCCAACGGCGAGATCATAGACATGTCTAAGGTCACCGAGCCTGGGCTGCGCGAGTCGATCTTGCAGAATCCGGAAGAATGGGGGCTGGTGCCGGACGGTGGTAGTGCACAGCTTCCGGATCGGAATATCTCTCCGCCTGGCGGACTCGGTTACACGCCTCCCAAGCAACGAGAGGCGCCCAGCGGCTACACGTACCAAGGGCACAGCCTGACGCCGATCCCAGGTGGTCCTGCGGATAACTCATCTCCACAAGCAGTGGCGAGTGGTGAGCAGAGCTTGCGGAAGGAGGTGACGCAGAACCTCAAGGACGATCAGGGCGTTCTCTCCATGTATCGCAATGTGCAGGCCGCCGCCAGCCAGCCAAGTGCGGCGGGCGACCTCAGCATGATCTTCGCGTTTATGAAGATGCTCGATCCCGGCTCGGTGGTACGCGAACAGGAGTTCGCAACTGCTCAAAACGCGGCAGGGGTTCCGGACCAGGTGCGCAATGCCTACAACAAAGCAATCAGCGGCCAGCGACTAAATCCTGCTCAGCGGCAGGACTTCATGAATCAAGCGGCCCAGCTCGCGGCGAATGCAGAGGGGCGGATTACCGGGACGACCCGTAAGTATCAGGACATTGCGCGCCAGTACGGATACCACCCCGTACGCGGCACGGGCATGGCCGACTTCTCCGGAGTTACAAGCAGCGTAAGTGGTGGTCCGCAGGCAGCCGCTGGTCCTGCTCGGCCTCAGACCGAGGCGGACTTCAATGCGCTCCCCAGCGGCTCTCTCTACATCGACCCGGACGATGGTCGAACCTACCGAAAGAGGTAAGCAATGGCGCGTTTCGACGGAATCCCGGTGGATCAGCCGGTCAAGAGCAAGCCGCGATTCTCCGGGGAGCTCGTGCAACCAAGCGCACCCAATGCGACTGCCGCTTCTCCAGGCCCGCGCAGCCAAGTTGCCCCTGATGGGTGGCAGTACGGGGCCGCGCGAGATGCGGCCTTCGGCGCTCGCTCGGTCTTACAGAGCGCTGGCGGTCTTCTAGGTGCCATTGGCGGCGACGCATTCAACAACTACGTCGTCAACCCTGTCGCGCGCGCTGTAGGTATGCAGGAGGCTCGACCTTACAGGGAGGAGGCCGCAGCCTTGGCCGACCGGCTCAACCTGCCCAAGGCGCAGACTGCGGAGGATCGCGTTCTCGGAGATGTAGGCGAGGCCTTGGCCGGGACAGGCTTTACCCTTGGCACGGGCGGCGGTCTCAATGCTTTGGCCGCGACGGCGCCGCGCGCTGCCCAAGCTGGGGTTGCTCCTGCCCTGCGTAGTGCGGCACCTGTGGCGCAGAATCGCTTGGCCAACTTCTTGACCGCCCAGCCTGGGCTGCAGACTGCATCAGCCGCCGCAGGTAGTGCGGCGGCGTCCGGGACTAAAGAGTCGGGTGGATCCCAGGGGATGCAGCTTTTGGCAGGCCTCGGTGGCGGTTTTGCACCGGGCACCTTGAGCGGACTCGCCAGTCTCGCCACAGCGGGTCGGGTGAGCGCCGCAGGCGCAGTGCCAACGGCTGCGGCAGGTGTCGCGCGCCGGGCGGCGAGAGGAACTGACGTCTCGGGTGTTCAGGGGATGGTCGATGACTTTGCCGCTGCGGGCACCTCACCTAGTGTCGGCCAAGCTACCGGTGGTCGTACCGCTAGCGCCCTTGAAACCTACCTCGGCAATACCCCAGGTGGCTCGGGCCATATTGCTCAGCGCGCTGCTGATCAGGCCGCCGCCGCGCGTAACGCTACCGATAACCTGTCCAACAGGATATCGGCCGGTGGAGCGGATCTCACTCCGACTCAGGTCGGGACGAACGTGCAACAAGGCATCTATGGGCCTGGTGGCTTTGTGGATCGAACCCAGTCGGTTTCGGACCGCTTGTATAGCGAGCTGGATCGCCATCTCCCCTCGGGTGAAATGGTTCCGGTCTCCAACGCCCGCGGCGCGCTTCGGGAAATCAACGCTGCGATCAGTGGCGCACCAGAGCTCTCGCATCTATTCGATCAAGCGGCCCTCAAGCAGATCGAGGGGGCTCTAGTGAGCGACACCACTGGGGGAGCGTCGGTCCTCAGTCGTCCTGGGATGCGTGAGAATGCAGCCGCCTACAGGCAGTACTTGGAACGGCAAGCTCAGGAAGCGGCGGAGAGGAATGCCCGCAGACAGTCGCTGGGAATGACCGTGATGGAACCCGTGCCGAGTCGAGCCGACATCGAGAAGAACCTGAGCAGTACCTTGGCAAACATGGCGGATGGAACGCTGCCTTATCAGGCGCTCAAGGAGCTGCGTTCAAAGGTCGGTAAGCAGGTGGGCGCCACGTTCCTTACCCGGGATGCCGCCCATGCTGAGTGGAAGAAGCTGTACTCGGCCTTGTCTCGCGATATGGAGGCTGCTGCTACAACCCCGGAGGCCAAGAAGGCGTTTGCCCGAGCGAACAACTACTACCGGCTCCGAGAGCAACGTTTGGACAGCATCGCCAAGATTGTCCAAAAGGAAGGAGGCCCGGAGGCCGCCTACCAAGCCATGTTCACTGGAGCTCGCAATGGCGCGACTCCTCTAAGGCGCGTAATGGACTCGCTTCCTGCCCAGGTACGTGCTGACGTAAGCGCATCCTTCCTGCAGCGGATGGGGCGCGCTAGCAAGGCCAATCAGAACGCTGCTGGCGATGCCTTCTCGATGGAGACGTTCTTGAGCAACTGGGCGGATATCAGCCCCGAGGCTAAGAAGCAGCTGTTCAGCAATGCGCGCTTCGGGACGGACTACGTCCAGAACGTGAACAAGCTGGCGAGGATGGCTGATTCCATCCGCAGCGGCAGCAAGGTGTTCGGCAACCCGCCAGGCACAGCCAAGCAGACTGCCCTCGGGGTAACCCTGGGTGGCACCGGACTTATCGCCGGGCAGAGCGCGATGCAGGGAAATCTCAAAGACGCAGCGATCGCTGTTGCGTCAACCATGGCGCTGGCTGGCGCCAACAATCTGCTGGCCAGAATGATGACCAACCCCAAGGCGGTTCGCTGGCTTGCCCGGAACACCGAGCGGGATAGCGGCGACATTGCAGGCCAGATCAACACACTGCTGCAGATCGGTAGGGAAGAGGACGACGACGAGCTGGTTGAGCTGGCTCAGCGCCTTAAGGCTGAGATGGCCGGAGGCCGTTAGCTGCCGAAGAAGGCCAGAACCGAGTACACCAGCCCAGCGACTGCGGCGAGGCCTAGGGGGACGGCAACGATGGCCAAGGCGATGGATCTACCGCCAGCCTTCCCCTCCGGGTAGCGCTGGTTGAAGGCCTCGCTCTTCATGGCGTCCCAGCTCTTCTGGGGAGCGTAGTTGTTGGTCTTCCAGTCCATGGCACTGCCTTGATCGGTGTAAGCCGACTGAATCGTAGCACCCACTGAGGGTGGGAGCCCTGCGTAGAGGAATTGATCCCCATGAGGAAAGAAAGCCCATCAGCAGGCGGCGCCAACCAGCGTGCGGCGCAGCTGGATGTGCCTCTGGAGACCGGCCAGACCCTAGAGGAGAAGTCGGCCAGGCTGATTGCTGAGGGCATTGCTAGCAATGCCTTCGTCAGCCTGCTGTTTGCACAGCACTCTGGGGTAGCCGGCGGGACCGAGCTAAACGAGCTCGTGAAGTCGACCCGAGCGGCGGTAGGGCGGGCCGCCAAGGGCGAGACCGACCAGGCCGATGGGCTGCTGACCAGCCAAGCCATTGCCCTGAATGCGGTTTTCTTGGAGATGAGCCGTCGAGCGGCACTAAACATGGGACAGCACATGGGCGCCATGGAGACCTACATGCGGCTGGCCCTGAAGGCGCAGTCCCAGTGCCGGACCACCCTAGAGACCCTGGCCGAGATCAAGAACCCGAGAGCCGTGGCGTTCGTGAAGCAGGCCAACATTGCCGGCGGCCACCAGCAGGTGAACAACCATGCCCCGGTTGAGGCCGGGCGCGCGGAAAGCAAAAGACGGCCGAACGAACTATTGGAGGAGATCTCAGATGCGCAATGGCTGGACCCCAGAGCGGCGCCGGCGGCAGGCGCAGGCAATCCAGAACTGGCGACCGTGGGAGCACGCCACCGGCCCGCGCAGCGTCGAAGGAAAGGCCAAGGCGGCTAGAAACGCCTGGAAGGGCGGGGAGCGGAAGGCGCTCCGTCAGCTGGCCGCTGTCCTTCGGGAAGTCAGGGGCTAAGGCAGTGGCTAGCTGGTTACGGCGCGGGGGTTTCCGGACGCCTCTACGCGCGCGAGCCTGCCGGCCGGCAACCCGGAGTTTTGCGACAAGTACGCGCACGCGCGCGAGGCCGGCCGGATCTTCGGAGTTTTCCGACGCCTTTACGCGGGCGCGCGATGCGAGCGGAACGGCCTACGTCCGCCCAACGCCCAGTTTTTGGAGTCTCCAAAAAAGGAGCCGTTCCATGTTGCTTTGCGATGCCCCCCAAGTTCTTTCGGCAGAGGGGGAGGTGGACTACGTGGACCTGATCACCCGCGCCGGCCTGGCGAAGGACCTGATCGGGAAGATCAACTGGCACTACCTCCTGCATGAGGACGGATGCCCTGGGGAGGTCGGTGAGGCGTGTGCCTGTGGCCTGGTCGTGGCCTTCGTAGGCCGGTCCGCTATGGTCATGGTGGATAGCCACTACCGGCACAGGGCTGATCCGATCAACTAGTCCACTGCGTGGGGTTCTGAAGCCCTAGATCCGTGGTCCACCCTGATAGGATGCAGGCAGGCCCTGGATTGGCCGGGGCTACCAAGGAGATGGTGATGAGTTATCCCGCCGACGTACTGATTCCTGCCGACGTGGAAGAGCTTGCAGAGGGCACGTTGCTCTATGCAGAGGAAGCTTGGTGGCTGCGATGCAGCCTCACTGGCTCATTGGGTGTTGTATCGAAAGTTCTGGCTCTTACCGGCCCCCGGGCCGGCCAGATGACCATGTTCTCTAACTCCGAAGTGCTCGCTCTCAACTCGGACTATGGCTGGGCGATCCGGGTTGAGCATCCGTTGCACTTTGATCTTGCGTCCAGTCCTCTGGCAGCCGTTAGCGTTGGCCATGCCGGCTCCGTCGGCATCTGGGGCCACATCTACGGCGACGAATCCGCCGTGTACTGCATCTCTCCGTCTGGCGCGGCAGTTGATCCCGCACTGATCCCCTGGGAAGCGAAGGTTCGCCATCCGTCGTTCGATGTCTGGGTCACGGACAAGAAAACCAAGCTGGCGATTGGGGAGTTGCCCTTGTTCAGCAAGTGAAGCCAGTGGGACTATCGAACTGGCTATGAAGGGGGGCAGCTGCAAGCTGCCCCTGCTTCGTCACTTGCGGTGACAACGGGTATACATCTCCCGCGGCTGCGATAAATAGTTTTGTCAGGCCCTAAAAAAAGTCATCGCGGGCGGCTGTCCCCGGCCGCAACTTCAATAGAATCGAACCCGTAGGGGCGAGGGATCATTCAAGATGTCCGGATACTTCAAGGTGTCGATGGGTGCGGCAAAGGCCATCGCAAATGCAAGTGAAGGGCCGGATCTGCTCGCCGGCTATATGACGCTGGCGTCATACGCCTATGGTCCGAAGCGCGAGCATACAGCTGCGGGCGCGAAAGCGATTCGCCTGACAACTGGATGCTCCGACTTCCGTTCAAAGAAGGTTCTGAAGCGCCTTCTTTCATTCGGGGCGGACCACGGGTTGCCTCAAGGTCTGATAAGCGCGACCGGGCGTAAGAAGGCCAACGCTGACGAATACAGGATCGAGCATTGGGGGGATGAATTTGCCTATCTGCCATCCCTGCTCACCGATCGGCATCCTGAATTCGGGTCGCATCTTGCTCGGCTCCTGCTGATGGATGAGCCAGAGTCGGCCATCAGAGATGCCTTGACTGTGCTCCTACACGTGTATGCGTCCACTGACTACGCTGAGTGGTTTGGTTGCCCGCCTGACACCATGCCCTACAGAGATTGGCAACAGTCCGGGACTGCTGGCCAGGACTTTGAGCTTGGGTATCAGGGTGACGTCGGCGCGCTTCAGCTGTGGCTTGTTTCTGAGAGAGAGGAGGAAGCTTGGCGAGTTCCGCGCCAAGTAGTTACTAGCCTATTTGGGTCTGACTCCGAGGACAGCATTGCCCGCTTCTGGAGAGCCTGGGACTGTCTGATCGAAGCGGGGTCCCTCGTCACCGTGGTGTCGGTGCAATCCGGAGGGCGGGCCTACCCCCTGTGGGTGTACTCCAAGGGCTATCGGCAATCCCTAATGGAGCACCATGGAATCGTTGCCGATCTTGGGAGGGAGGCGCAGCTCGCAGCCTGTGCAAGCGGGCTTGATCCAGACAATCTGGTGATCCGATACGCAGTCGACGATCTGGAGGGAGCCGGATCGGGGCTCTTCTACTGTTTCGGCAAGTCGCCGAAAGTGCGAACCATCGTAGCCCCCCGCCTGCACGCGCCGACTCCTCTGAACCTTGATGGTCTCAAGGAGGCCGCTGCGGTGACCAAGAACATCTCTAGGGAGATCCGGGCAGCCCGCCGCGCGGACCGTGAAACATACGCTGGGTAAACCGCTACTTCCATGGTACTTCCATGACCTTCCATGTGATTTCCAAGACCACAGGCGCAAAGCAGAGCGTGGCAGCCTCAGGAGCCAAGGCCGCCAGTGGCATTTGCCAAACACTGGCAGACGACTACTTCACTGAGCTGGAGCGGTGGCAGGCCAGACGTGAAAAGGCACGTAGATCGAACGCACGCTCTGGGAACGTGATCGACCTCTGCGCTGTGCGGCTTGGCCGAAAGGCCGTGCGCTGAGTCAGGGGGGGCTACCGGAGAGCGGTAGCTATCTCCAGCGCTACTTAGCCGGAAGAGTTCGGCCATCCCGCATGCACTGTGCGAGCCTCTGCTCGTACTCGTAAGACCCTTCTTGCAGTTGGGACAACCCGGTGCAGGCACGCGCTTCGAAGACCGCGAGGTGGGATGCCAGAGCGACCCCGCCAGCAGGCAGGGCAAGAGCAAGCATCACCACGGTGCCAATTCCCAACGAGTTCACGTTCCACATCGAGTTGCTCATGTTCGCTCCATTTGATGGCACGACGTTCGCAGAGGACCCCTGCGTCTTCTAGTCAGGGGGTTCCTGACATGGATCAGTTGGCTACGGCTCGGATTGCATTCCCAATTGGCCGCGCCAGAAGGCCAGCGCCTGTGTAAGGAGCTCTCGCATGCTCACATGTCGGCCGTCGGGGCTTTCAAAGTAGATTTCCACTGCCTCGGCGAATACGCCTTGGCCGAAGGGAGCATTGAATAGGCCAGGCGTCAGTTTCAGATGATCCGCTCCGTAGATCTGACGGACGCGTGACGGAATTGAGGCCAGCTTCCCGTGCTTGGCGGCATCGGCTGCATCGGTGAGTAGCTGCAGGTCTGGATGGAGAGCTGACAGAGCTTCGCGGCCTTGGCTCACCGCGTCGCCCATCGCCTTTCTGGATTGGCTTCCCGTGTAGTTGCCCATCACCCAGTAATCGACCATGTGAGAGGTCACGATCAGTGACAAGATCCCTCGGCGGAACTCCCACGGTCGTTCTAAGTACTCGGAGCAAGTCGGCTCGACTATCAAGGCGAAGTAGTTCTGGGCTTCAACCCTCATTGGAAGATCTCGCTATGGAAGTGGGTGGATTGAGAAGGCTGGGAGAAGTCTTTATCGCCCCTGCCAACATCAAGACCTGCTCTCTGCGCCGTTCGCAGAAGGTTGGTTCGCGCCTTGGCCTGGGTCAGTGTCGGGCTACGCCCGCAACGGCGGGGGCGGCCAGGGCCATCCGTCCTACATCACAGGATCGACGGGCGAGACCCTAGCTGCCTCGTCGATTTGCGCCCCAATCGTCCTAAGGCCACGTTGCAGAGCCGCATTGAAGTCAGCGTGGCCAGTCGAGGCGTGACGATCCGAAATCTCGGGCAGCATCTGCGCCCACAAGAGCGACATTGCTTCTGCGGCGGAATGTGCGGCGATTGCCGCGCGGAGGCCGTACTCAAGAGCCTTGATGTATCCCAGGTGGGCAGCAAGTTCTGCTTCAACGTCGGCATGGGCGCCGGTAAAGTTGGGGGTGTCCATTTGAACCTCCATCGACACGGGGCCGAATTGCGGCAATAGTTGGCGGGCCCCATAAGGACCCAGGTCTTGAGCATCCTCAACGTTCTACTGCGTCCTGACCAGCTTCTTGTCGCGGTCGACACGTTGGCCGAGGACGCGCTGACCGGAGCGCCGTCTGCGGGAGCGAAGCTACTACTGATCCCCCAGCACAATCTGGTTCTGGCGACTCGCGGGAGCGCGCAGTTCTTCCTGCGTATCTATGAATTGGCGCTACAGGCCAGCTTCCGCGCAGACTTCACCATGGAACAGCTCGGCAGAGAGCTGGGGCTTGTAATTGACCAGCTTTGGCCGGCCTACGAAAAGGCCGCTCATGAAGCAGGGATATCCCCAGAGGCGATAGGCACCGAGCTCGTCCTGGGCGGGTGGTCGCGTCAGGCGGGCCGCATGGTGGCCACCGCATATGCCAAGAGCGACAGTTCGCGCAAAACGCTGGTTCAACCTCTAGATGGGGGCCTGGCCTCGCCCGGAGAGCCGTTGGCTGGCAGGCCCGATAGCTTTGCCGAAGCCGATTTGCTCGCTGCCGGAAAGCTCCAAGCCGCTTGGCTCAACAATCGGGTGGGGCGAGAGGCGGCTGGCGGCCGCTTGCTGGCTGGGTTCCTGCAGAAGAGCCAAGCCGTCGTGAAGGATCTCGGGGCGATATGAAATTGGCAGGGGTTATAGGCAAGTGTCCCCGCTTGCGCGGGGACTGTTGGCTCTGAAACTGTCAGGCGTCCTGCGTCAGTCTACTGCTGGCAGTAGAACTCGGCTGAGACTTCGTTGACCCGGTCATAATAGTCATTGGGCATGTTTCCGTTACCGGAATACACAAGCTCTGCGCGTCGCATGTAGCTGATGGCATAGGTCCCAGGCACGTTACACGTTGCCGGAATTGCACCCGTGTACGTTTGACCACCAAACGTGTGCGAGTACTCGGTGCAGGAGTACCCTCCGCCAAGATGTTCGGGCTCGGGCCGGCAGTAGCCGATGCTTCCGGCGTAATTTGCTGCCCAGCCGGTGTTTGCGTCGGAGGAGCACGAGCCCAGTCCCTCTGGACCCCAGTCCCCGTAGGTGTAGAAGCCTGAAGGTCCTTCCACTCCGCCTTGGCACGTGTTGGTCACGACACGATGTAAGGCGCTATACCTTCCGAATCTAACAGTAGCACCCTGCCAGTTTGAACCCACTGGCCCGCGAACGCATTTTGGGCAAGGCCGGCTGACATCAGGCAAAGAGACGCGCCCAGTAGTAAGCGGCGAAGGGTTGATCTGGCAGTTCTGACGTCATTTCGCTTCGATTTCACTTCCATCTCTCCATGAGTAGGGTGGTAGTGCTGCACTGCCCGCGCACGGTCGCAACACCCCGGCATAGGCGCAATCAGAAAACCGACCGGAACGGCGTAGGTAAAGCCCCACGGCGGCGAGGTATGTGACGCCTGTCGAGGTGTGAGTGATTCAGGTCGGTGGATGGCGCGTTCGCAGGATCTGCGACGCCCGGCCGTATCCTTCCGTCCATGCTCCCGATGCACGGCTACCAAGGCTTCCGCTCAGCACCACCACCCTCTGGCTGGGTCCAGCTGAGGGACATATGGGTGCTGTGGTGGAGTGGCCGGCAGATCGCCCAGGTTTCGCCGGCAAAGGAGCGCGGGGTGCGTGTGCATCTCGACGCCCGGAAGATGTGGCAGACCAAGGATGTGTGGGCGGCGAGCGTCGACCAGGGCAAGCGCTACGCCGAGCGCTGGTGCGCGGCTAGGCTATATCCCGACCTGCCTCTGCGTGGGGCCGTCGCCCGGCTGACCGACAACACCCCGATACAGCTGCCGCCGCCACTGCCCGGCCTGACGCCGACCCGCGAGCAGCAGCAACAGGCCCGGCGACTCGCCGAGGCGGGGGCGAAGGAGCTAGAGCGGGTCAAGGAAGCGCTGGAGCCACGTCGACCGCCCGTTGAGACTAGGCCAGTAGGGGCCCGAATCGGACGAAGGTCCTGCTACGAACGTAGGCGTGCTGCGCCAGCCTGAAAAGGCCATGGCAGGAAACGGCTTCCGGTTCCACAAGAGAGGGCGAGTGGGGGTCTATGGCACATCTCTGCAAGAGCTGTCTAAACTCACTTCTAGAGCGTAATCGGGGTAGGGCAAGGTGCTGAAGCGTTGGATCATTTGGCCGCTGATCGGACTAGCAATCCAGTGCGCCACTATTGCTTTGGTCATCGGGTTGACCCTGATCTTTGGTGACAAGTGCTGGGCGCCCAGAGTCGGCGGATTGTTTGTTGGATTTGCTGTTTTCGCCCAAGGGTATGTTTTCGCAAATCAGGATCGCTTCCAGAGACGTCTTCGCTCTGGGATAACCGTTGAGCAGCGTGTTATGCACGTGGTCTATGTCGCAAGCGTTCTTGGCACTTTTCTCTGGGCACTTGGGGACCTCGTGCCGATGATGTGGGGCGTCGAGGTCTGCAAACCATGATCTGAACCTTCTGGAGCTCAATTGGCATGGAGCCAAATGAAGGAGTAGCATCCCGCCGGAATAGCCCCGAATGGGGTTGCAGGATGTCCACTACGGACCACGCTTGGGGAGTGAGCGCGATGAAGGGATTTCTGTTGCTCTTCATAGGGCTGGCACTGGCCTGGACGAGCTGTGCTGACGCGCGGGGCGTCCGAGTCAGTGGCTATATGAGGAAGGACGGTACTTATGTTGCGCCTCACTATAGAAGTGCCCCCAATGGGTCGACGCTAGACAACTACTCAACCCGGGGGAATTACAACCCCTACACGGGCCAGGCTGGCAAAAAGAATTCCTACGCTCTACCTCCACGGAGTGGAGGATACGGCTCCGGAGACGTGCCGAGTGTCCCGGCATCTACCTATGCCCAACCGGTCTATCGTAGCCCTCCGGTTCCGACAGAACCGGCTGCATATCGCTTGGCAGCCTCCAGCGGCAGCTGGCCTAGGTTCAACGCGCCGGCCACGGCGAGCCCCCAGGATGTGAACGATGTGGAACGCTACGGTAGTGCCCGCGCTAACTACCTGGCGTCGTCGGCCGGAAGTCTCTGCAACGAGTTCTTGCTAGCCGCTGATGAAATGGCCAGGTCGGCGGAGACACTGGCGAAGTGCGCCTCGCGGATGGATCCCAGGCAGACCTGCGCAGTCGAGGCCGACGACGCCATGCAGTCATCAATTCGATACCAAGTCAGTGCCAGCAAGGCACAAAGCTACTGCCGCACACCGTAGTAAGACGAAATAGGAGGTCACCATGTCCAACGAAGGTAGTGGCGTCCCTTGGGAGCTGCGTGCAATTGGAGCCGCTGACGTTGGAATACTCTTGGGACTGTCCCCGCGTGCTGTTCTTGAAACAGTGGCGTGTCGCCCAGACTTCCCGATACGCCTGACCATGCGCCCGGCCACTTGGGTAGCCGGGGAGGTATTGAAGTGGCGGGATGAGAACAGATTTGGGCAACGAGGACGAGCTCGCAGCCGGATTCAACCATCTGGCTAATTCCACTCTATGGCTTTAGGAGCGGTCGCCAGATGAGGCCGATCTTTCTGTTTCCTGTCTTATCGGTAGCTGGACTTTTACTTACGGCATGCACAGGTGAGTCCCAGGAGCACGCGAGTTTTTCTAGGGACCCAACTGCGGAGCAATACGAGGATCGCGAAGTCGTGGAGGAAGGAACTGTAGGGGAGAGCGCAGGACCATCCGAAGCTCCTTCTGAGTATCCTCCTGTCGATGCAGAGTACTGGGATGCCATAGGCAAGCCGTGCACTGAGGACTGCGCTGGACATGAGGCCGGCTACCAGTGGGCGGAGGATAAGGGCATTGCTCACCCTGATGACTGTGGCGGCAATTCACAGTCGTTCATTGAGGGCTGCGAAGCATACGCCGAGGGCGTGCAGCGAGAGAGCATATCGGGCACCGAGTGCGAGGATCTGGACGGCGACGGATTGTGCGACTGATCGCGCGATACATCCGTTGTTGCGCCCGTATTGCTCTGAACTACGGGATCTTGCAGATTGCATCCGTCAGGTGTTCCGGCGACAGGTGGGCATAGCGCCGCGTCATCGCCATGGAGCTGTGCCCAAGCACCTCCGACACCGTGTGTAGGGGCACGCCAGCCTGCACCAACCATGAGGCGCACGTGTGCCTCAGATCGTGCCAGCGGACGTGTTCCAGGCCGCATGCAGCACGTGCCTTGGCCCAAGAATCCCGCACCTGATCGTCTGTAGCGCCCAAGGGGAGTCGCGCAGCGATCCCTGCCACCCTCGGGTGCAGCGGGACCAGTTGCAGCGTCCTTGTCTTGCTGCTTCGGTCTAGGTGAAGGAACCCGCCCCGCACCTCATGCGCAGTCAGGCGGAGCAAATGGCCCCGCCGAATCCCTGTGTAAGCCGCCAGCCGCACATAGTCACCCGCAGCCGCGTTGGGGCAGGCCCTCGCCAGCGCTTCGACCTGATCGAGCGTCAGGAATGTCTCGCGGGGCTTCTCAGGCAACAGGCCAATCGCAGCAGGCCGTTCCAGCCAACCCCACTCGCGCCATGCCATCCGGCTGATCTGCCGTAGGATGCGCCCCTTGTGGTTCACCGTCGCCGGGGCCTTGCCGATCTCCGCAGCCTTCACCTCTGCCCATACCTGGGCGATCTCCCCCAGCTTCCGACCCGCGATGTAGGGCAGAAGCGCCCGAACGTGAGCCTTCGTCTTGGGGGCCGAACGCAGACGCGGTACGTGGTCCGTCAGCCAGCGCTCGACTGCATCGGCGATCACTCGTTCCGGCTCTCTACCGGCCGCAATGTCCTTGAGCGCGGAGATGTACCTGCGTTCGTAGTCTTTCGCGTCTTTGTACGACCAGTGTCGAGAAGTCTTGCGATGCGTTCTTCCGCCGTATCCGACGGTAACTTGATAGTGACCATTGGCGCGCTTGGTGATGGGCATAGCGTCTTGGCCCTGCACTTGCCCAGCCATACGGCCAGGTCTAGGGGGTGAATCCTGTCTGACTTCGGGCCTTGGCCCAATCGACACGCGGCCAGCTCGCCTATGTCTATGGCGCGGCGAAGGGTTCGTGGGTGGCAGGCACAAAGCTCCGCCGCCTGAGCGAGTGTCATTAGCTTGTCAGTCGGAACCATCAGCCCTTGCCCCTTCGTTGGTCATAGCGCCTCAGGCGAGCAAGAGCCTCTTCCACCTGCGCAGATCTTGGAGCCACAGATGGAGTGCTGGAGCCAACACGCCCACGCGTGGTCCAGTCGCTGGCGTTGTGAATAGCCCGATAGAGTTCACTCTTCTCATAGAGCTGCTTGCCCATGAAGTTCCTGGGGACAAGGCCGAGATCGGGAGCGTTCTTCCGGAACTGGCCAGACGACACACCGCAATAGTGCGCCGACTCGTCAACAGTGAGCCACTCCTTGCCTGAAATATCGAAGCGAAGGACCGCCAACTGCTGGCGGAGAGCCTTGATCTCGTCCTGCAGGGAAATGTCGGGTTCAGAGGTGTCCATCTAGATCTCCGCCTACGTGTCCCCGAGCACCCTGCCACAGCACGAGCTACGCCGGAACCTCGGGGATCAGCCAACACTACTCCATGCCGTGATGCTTAGCCTGTCCTGCCTACCTTTTGAAAATGGTGCTTTTACCATTCAATGTCCGTTCCGAGAACTTCGTCGCAGCCCTGTACTTAGGGAGTGGACGGCGGACATGTTGCCTGATATTCAACTATCCATCGGGGATTGTCGGTTGAAGATCAACTATCGGAGTAGCTGCGATGCAATGGAAGTTGCATGGATGCCGTTGGTACGTATGGTCGCTATGCCTTGCGCTTTGGGCATGTCTACTCTTTCCAGGCACTGCCGGTGCCGATGATCTAAAAAAGGATCTTGACTACTTTGCGTACTGCGTGACAGGGCCCTGCAATATATATGCTGGGGGTGGACCAGGGCCTTACGAATATAAGAGCAAGATGTACCCCGATGAGGCTTCGGCAGCCGCTCAAGCAGAGGCCGATTACCTCCAAAAGAACGGATGGGACGTCCCGCAGCCAAGCTCCCCATGGCGCACTCGCTGCGGCCCCGCCGATGTGAGTATAGTCTCGGTGGTCTACTATCCCTATCCGCAGCAGTGGTCCGGCCATCTGAAGTTCGCACATACCTGTCAAAGCTATCGGCCGGACGGACTCTCGCCACCCGGAACGCCGCGCCAGTATGTTCGGAGTATTCAACTCAGGGCTGTTTGTAGAGCTGGATTTAAGATGAACTATAACACCGGTCAATGCCTCAGAGTTCCCAATGATTGCGCCCGCTATCCTGACAACAGTGGCTATGGATGCGGAAAGAGTGTCGCAGAACTTGAGGCAACTGCTAAGCCTTCGACTGACCCAGCTCGCCTATTCCACGCACAACAAACTTGCATTGCAAAGAAGTCATGCGAACTGCGTTGTCAGATGGACAATTGCCAGTGGATGGAGCGTGTAATTCCAGCTTTCGTTGACCCTTACCTTGGAGGAGAGAATCTATGGCCTGTTGTTGAGGCCTCGTGCAATAGCCTTGTCGCGGCAATGGCTGGGCACGGCGTGATAGGTAAATGGATTGCGGACAGGGAGTGCTTCTCCACTATGGGCTGGTATCACGTCCAGGTCGATCTAAGAGACGCTCTGATCAAGAACGGCTGTGGGTCGCAACGTGATTGGGATTTGGTAGGAGAGCAAATTGTGCCTTGTCTCCGGGAGACCCAGCCTGGCCACCCGCAAACCTACTATGAAGTGGGAGGGGTATTCGTGCATTACGCCCGCGAGAGGGTCAGACAGCAGTGCAGGGCAAGTCGTCCTAATGGCTCGTTGGACATCAACACAGACATCGCGGGGAAAGTATGCGCAGTGCCTCAGTAACGCTAGCGGTGCTTGCAATCGCTGCCATGTCATTCTCTGCAGGCGCACAGAGCGACGATAGACCGACATGGAGTCTAAAGACATCAACTCCCAACGCTGATCTGGTTGGCGAATGGGAGCTATCGACTCTGTCCGGCGCTGCAACCGCCAAGGAGGTGTTCAGCGCGGTGGATGTTGCGCAGGTAGGCGTAGCTAAGGGAACTTCATTCCAACTGAGCGTTAAACTCGTAGATCCGGCGGGCAACACAACGGATATCACCGGCTCGCCAAAGCTGATCTATCGGCCGAAAGGCTGCATGTCCATCGGAACAAACGGAGTCGCGACTGTATTGCAGTCGGCCCCTGCGCCTTGGACGTGCAATACCGGAGACCCAGTTCCGGTTACCGTGATCTACGCCGATCAGGCGACCGGAGTGGCAGCGGTGAACATGTACCTATTCAAGATTGACTGAGAGCACGCCCTTTTGTCTCAGCATTGTGCGAGATTGGCTGGCAGCGCTGTTCTGGAGAACCTACGCAAAGCGAGTCATTTTGTGAGTCGGATTCCCCTAAATCTTGGGTGACATCCATATAAATCAATTGGATGCATGATCTTTTTGATTGTTGGTGGGCCCACCATTGCATTCAATGGCTTAGGCCATCAAAAAGGCACTGCCCTGCGGTGCCTTTTTCGTTTGGTGCCTACTTGGTGGCTGCATTCCCGGCAGTGCCCATGCCGCTGTTGGGAGCTGCCATTCTTCGCGCCCCCTGCTGCACTTCGGAGCTGAGCCAGCGCAGCCTTCTCCCGATGGCTCCTCATCCTCGAAATCCACAATCCTGATTCGTTGTGCGCAGCTCGGTCAGCATCTCCTGCTCTTGTCGTTGGAGCGTGGGCTCGCTGATGCCGAAGATGGATCTCCTTCGGTTCGCACGCTTCATTCAATGGAATACGTGTCGGCAATCTGCCCGAGGTTGTTAAGAGG